CATTTGTAAAGATGAGATTAAAAATAAGTTTCAAGAGTTTATTAAGAGCCAAGATATACCTCATCTTTTGTTCGCTGGTAAACCAGGTGCAGGAAAAACGACACTCGCAAAAATACTAGTCAACAACATTGACTGTGACTTTCTTTACATCAACGCAACTGATGAAAGATCAATTGACATTATGAGAGACAAAGTAGGAGCATTTGCTGCTGCTGGATCATTTAAGCCACTCAAAATAGTGATTTTAGATGAAGCAACCCACATTTTACAAGCAGGACAAGTTATTCTGTTGAACATGATGGAAACGTACAGTTTGACTACTCGCTTCATTCTAACAGGAAACTACGCAGAACGACTTATTGAACCACTTAGAAGCAGATGTCAAGAATTTGACTTGTCACCTCCAAGTAAAAAAGTAGTGGCACAACACATTAGTGTCATCTTAGACAAGGAAGAAGTTGAATATGAAATTCAAGACCTAGTAACTATAGTAAACAAGTTTTATCCTGACTTTAGAAAAATCATCAACAACTGTCAAAAGTACACGGTTGATGGAATTTTAACATTAGACAATTCAGTAAATTTAACTGATGACTATCAAGTAAAAATACTAGAAGAACTCAAAAAACCGTCTATCAAGTCGTTTAATCTTATAAGACAAATTATCGCAAATGCTGAAGTAGATGACTTTGAGAGTTTATATAAGTTTTTATACGACAAGTTAAGTGAATATGCTAATGGAAATGAGGGATATGTTATTTGTACTTTAGAGGAATACATGTATCACGCAACATTTAGACTCGACAAAGAAATAAACATCATGGCGTGTATAAGTAAAATTTTAGAAACAATCAAATAAACATGGATATATTCAAATTTAAAACTATGGAACCCCTAAAGAAAAATAGGTGGATATTAAAACTAATTGGTACTGATATACCTGAGTATATTTTCACTGGATATAAAATATACAATGAAGATAGCAAAATGATATTTGAAACTCAATTTATAGAATGTGTTGAATTTCAATGTAATCCTAAAGATCTTTTTAACATTGTAGGAGTAGACATCAAATATTTAGATCCTACAGGAGTAGATGTTGGTGGAATATTTTTTTATGTTAAAGAAGTTAATTTTGAGAAAAAATGTTCCTATAAAAAAAACGGTTTAATGAAAACAAAATTAAAATTTACTATAAAATCTGAAACAATTAAAACTATAAATAAAAAATGAGCCAAGAACAATTAAAAATGAATGTGGACATCAAACAGTCCACACCAATTGAATCAGCAGAAGGAAATCAAATATTTCAAGAAGCTGTAGTGTTAAGAAAATTAAGTAAATTTTTAGCTGGAACAAGTGAAGACGCAGTCATTCCAATTCCAGTGTTCATCGATGTAAAAACAGGAAAAATTTTAATCGAAATGTTGCCAAAAGAATTAAAAGAAGAATATGAAATCTACAACAACAAGTAAAGCTAAAACATTTACAATCTTTGACTTCCTTAAGGCAATTATTGACACAAAGTCTACTTTTGAAACATTTACTGTAGAACAAAAGAAAGCATTTGACAAGTATATGATTCATCGTTTTTTAAGCATGAATCCAAAGTACATTGACATTGTAAACTACATTCAAGGACTAAACATTCAAGACAGTAAAAAGTTATATGAAGTATACTGTTTTATGATTCCACAAAGTAAAAATACTTACTCTGCTTACATCAAGTCGAATGTAAAGAAAACATTGTCACCTGAAGTACTTCAACATGTTTCTGAGTATTTTAAATGTTCAACAAGTGAAGCGTCAGAGTACATCCAGTTGACAGATGAAAAATGGTTAGAAAATATTTTAGTGACTAAGGGAGTAGACGAAAAACAAGTTAAAAAGTTAATCAAATAATGGCTAAAGAAGAAAAAGAATACGCTGAACTATCAGTTATAGCTCAACTAGAAGAAGAATATCCAACCATTGCAAATGGATATAAGAAAATCATTAGAGAACAGTATGAACTGTTTGCTAGAAAACATCTTGACTATGGAATGACTAATGTAGCAGCAGGCACTCAACTAGCAAATGATGAAGAAAAACAATTCGCTTTAACAGGCTTATTTTTCAGACTAAACGACAAAGTGAGTAGATGGAAAAATCTCATCATGACTAAACAAACTGCCAAAAATGAAGCATTAACAGACACTTATCAAGACATCACTAACTATGGTATTATAGCTCAGTTAGTAGAGAGAGGATTGTGGAAAAAATAATATGAAAAAAATTCCTTCCATCATAAAGAAAATACAGGACTTTAAGCCAGTGGCTGTTGACTATGCTTTTCAAAAGAGTATATCTTACTCACAACTGTCAATGTTTTTATCTTGTCCTAAAAAATGGGCTTTACAGTATAGAGATGGACATAAAATACCTAGTTTTTCTATAAACATGACTTTTGGAACTGCAGTTCATGAAACACTGCAAAACTACTTGTCTGTGATGTACAATGAAAGTGGAGTGAAGGCTGACGCCATAAACATAGAAGAATACTTTGAAGAAAGATTTAGAGAAAACTATGCTAAGGGATATAAGGACAACAAAAACGTTCACTTCAGCAGTCCAAAAGAAATGAGGGAATTTTATGAGGATGGTTTAGCCATATTAGACTTCATCAAAAAGAAACGAGGCGACTACTTTAGCATAAAAGAATGGCACTTAGTAGGCATCGAGATACCCATTATTATGGCGCCAAATAAATCGCATAACAACGTTTTATTTAATGGATTTATTGACTTAGTATTATTCCATGAACCTACAGAGAAATTCGTTATATACGATATAAAGACTAGTGGAAGAGGATGGTCAGACAAGGAAAAGAAAGATGAAGTCAAACAATTTCAAATACTATTATACAAACAATACTTTAGTGAACAGTTTGGAGTAGACATTGAAAACATAGATGTGGAATTTTTCATTGTGAAAAGAAAAATTTGGGAGCAAAGTGAATATCCTCAAAAACGTGTTCAACAGTTTGTGCCTGCAAATGGTAAAACCAAAGTGAAAAAGGCAAAAGTCGCACTAGACACATTTGTAGATGAAGTGTTTAACCTTGACGGTTCATATAAGTCTACTGATTTTCAAGCAACTCCAAGTAAGTCAAGTTGTCTTTACTGTCAGTACAAAAGTAAAAAGGAGTTTTGTGACAAAGCGATTCTCAAGTAGAAGGATATATACGTATATCAAAACATGTTATGGAAGAACAACTCACATCAGTAAAAGTCGAAAAGGACTTATTCAACACCTTTAAAGTAGAATGTGTAAAGCGAAAATTTTCTTTAAATAAGCTTGTAAATCGAGCAATGGATTTATATCTTAACTCAGAAGAATTTAGAAAACAAGTTACAAATCACAATAAGTAAACAATCAAACAATAAGTTATATGAATTCAAGTTTTGCTTATCTCCCTCAAAATGAGAGGAAGAAAATTATGTTAATATGTGACGATGTAAGGGTACACTCAGGAGTAGCAACTGTTGCTCGAGAAATGGTACTCAACACAGCACAACATTTTAACTGGGTACAAGTTGCAGGAGCAATGAATCACCCCGACAAAGGTAAAAAGTTAGACATCTCAGGAGACACAAACACTAATACCGGATTGAAAGACTCATCAGTAATGATTTATCCAGTAGATGGATATGGTGATGCAAATCTCATTAGACAATTAATTGATCTTGAAAAACCAGACGCAATCTTTTTAATTACAGATCCAAGATACTTCATCTGGCTGTTTCAAATTGAAAATGAAATCAGACGAAAAATGCCTATTGTTTACTTAAACATTTGGGACAATTATCCGGCTCCAATGTACAACAGACCATACTATGAAGCATGTGATGCTTTGTTAGGCATTTCTAAACAAACTGTAAACATCAACAAGTTAGTGTTAGGAGATAAAGTCAAAGGTAAGATAATCGAGTATGTGCCTCATGGACTGAATGAAGAAATGTTTAGACCGTTTACAGATGAAGACAAGAAAAATCCTGAGTACATTAAGTTGAAAAATGATGTGTTTAAAGGAAAAGAATATGACTTTGTTTTGTTTTTCAACTCAAGAAACATTCGCAGAAAACAAATACCTGACACTTTACTAGCATATAAATACTTTATAGACAAATTGCCAGAAGAAAAAGCAAAAAGATGTGCTTTCTTGTTACACACTCAACCTATAGACGACAACGGAACAGATTTAATAGCAGTAAATGACTTTTTGTTTAAAGGAGAAGAAAAGTACAACATTCACTTTACACCAGGAATGTTAAGTCCTCAACAAATGTCTTTCTTATACAACATGACTGACTGTCAAATTCTATTAACGTCAAATGAAGGATGGGGACTAGCATTAACAGAAGCTATTCTGTCAGGAAATCCAATCATCGCCAACGTAACAGGTGGAATGCAAGATCAAATGCGTTTTGAAAACAATGGTAAGTGGATGGAAGTAGATGGAGATTTTCCTTCAAACCATAACGGTACTGTAAGAGACTGTGGCGACTGGGCATTTCCAGTATTTCCAACTTCACGTTCAATTCAAGGCTCTCCAATTACGCCTTACATTTGGGATGATAGATGCACAGCAGAAGATGCTGCAATGCAAATTGAACAAGTGTACATGTTGAGTAAAGAAGATCGTAAAATCATAGGATTGAAAGGTAGACAATGGGCTTTAAGTGACGAAGCTGGATTTACAGGAGAAAAAATGGGTCAAAGAATTATAAAACACTTAGACACCTTATTTGCAACTTGGAAGCCAAGAGCTAAATTTGAACTTATAAACACTAAAAACGTAGAAAAAAGAGAATTAAACCATAAATTAATATATTAATATGAGTAAAAATAGTTGTGTAATATATGCACCAATAGATACACTTTCAGGCTACGGCGCACGCAGTAGAGACACAGTTAAATCAATCATTCAACTAAAAAAAGATGAGTGGGACATTAAGGTTATTGCTTGTCCTTGGGGAAATACTCCTACTGGATTCATTAGAGAAAATTCAGAGTGGCATTTTTTAAGTGAATACATTTTACCTTCACCTCAACTTAATGCTCAACCTGACATTATGATTTGGATTACAGTTCCAAATGAGTTTCAAAAAGTAGGAAAGTACAACATTGGTATTACTGCTGGTTTAGAAATAAACATTGTGCCTGCTGATTGGGTTGAAGGAGTAAACAGAATGGACTTAGTCTTAGTGTCGTCAGAACACTCTAAAAAAGCATTTATAGAGTCTAAATTTCAAAGAGTAAATGATAAAACAAAACAAGTAGAAGGTACAGTAGAAGTAAAAGTACCTATTGAAGTGATATTTGAAGGCATAGACACTAACATCTACAAACACCTAGACAAGCCAAACGTTAAAGTAGGCAACTTAGATCAAATTCCTGAAGACTTCTGTTACTTATTTGTAGGACATTGGTTGCAAGGTGACTTAGGAGAAGACAGAAAAAATGTAGGACTGTTGATTAAAGCATTTTTAGAAGTGTTTAAAAACAAGAAAAACAAGCCAGCACTTATTTTAAAAACATCAATTATAGGTCCATCTTACATGGACAGAGATGAAGTGTTAAAACGTGTTAACATGATTAAAAGAATGGCTAGTTCATTAGACGTGCCTAACGTTTACTTGTTGCACGGTGAATTTACAGACGCTGAAATGAATGAATTGTACAATCATGTAAAAGTGAAAGCAATGGTATCATTAACTAAAGGTGAAGGATTTGGAAGACCATTACTTGAGTTTACTCAAAGTAAAAAACCAGTGTTAACAACAAATTTCAGTGGACACTTAGACTTCTTAAAAAGTGAATTTACCACTTTAATAAACGGTACTTTAACAAATGTTCATCCAAGTGCTGCTAACAACATGTTGATAAAAGAAGGACAGTGGTTTTCACCTGATCATGGTCAAATAGGACATTACTTAAAAGACATGTTTGAAAATTATAAAGACTATGTTGATGGAGGAAAGCGTCAAGGATTTTACTGTAAACAGAACTTCTCGTTTGAAAAAATGACTGAGAAAATGAAAGAATATTTAAGTCGAGTACCTGAATTTCCAAAACAAGTAGCACTTAAACTACCACAACTTAAAAAAATCGAATTGCCAAAATTAACTAAAATATAAAATGACAGACAACTTAATTACATGTCCTCACTGTGAAAGTGACGCATGCTATGTAACAGAAAATAGTCCAACTGTTAAAACATACTCATGTTTTGGATGTGGATTTACAACTAACTCTTTAATGAAAGAAGGAGAAGAATTTTACAACGAACAAGTAGCCATTTTACCTGACCTATACAAGGACATCATGTTCACAGACAAAGATGGCATGATATGGTTTCCAACAGCAGTAAACATGCCTCAAAATGGAATGGTATTTTACAATGGCACAACTAAAGAAAATGCTAAATGGGCCGCAGTAAAAGCAGTTGAAGTAACTGAAGCAGAAAAAGAAAAATATCCAATCAAAAACAAACCAGGAGAATTTTATCAGTGGAGAATGGACATGACAACTATGAAGCCTTTTGAAATGAAGGATTTTATGGAAGCTTTATCTTTCATAGGAGTAATTCCAGAGTAAATTTGGCTTTCAAAATTCTTTAACATATATTTAATTATATGAAAATTGCAATAATAGGTAGTCGAAATTTTACTAATTATAAATTGCTCCAAGAAATTCTTGAACAATACAAACCTAAGATTACTTTAGTAGTCTCAGGTGCAGCTAAAGGAGCGGATTCGTTAGGTGAAAAATGGGCTCTAGAAAACAATATTCAAACTCTCATTTTTCCAGCAGATTGGAATCAATATGGTAAAAGAGCGGGTTTCATTAGAAATGAAGATATAATCAAAAATTGTGATTACTGTGTTGCATTTTGGGATGGTGAAAGTAAAGGAACAAAACATTCACTTTCATTATGTGAAAAATACACTAAACCAGTTAAGATAGTACAAATATGAAATTAAGTTACGCAATAACCGTCTGCAATGAATTAGAAGAAATTCAACGTCTTATACCTTACTTGCTTAAACACAAAAGTGAGGAAGATGAAATTGTAATTTTATATGACGGAGAAAATGGTTCTAAAGAAGTAAAAGAGTACATTTTACCTTTAACAGACACAATGTCAGTTAACATAGGATGGTTTGAAGGAAACTTTGCTGAGTGGAAAAACAAACTTAATAGTTACTGTTCAGGTGACTTTATTTTCCAACTAGACGCAGATGAATGTCCACACTCCTTTCTAATGGAAAACATTAAAGCCATTGTTGAAGCAAACAATGCTGAAGCATATTGGATTCCCAGAGTAAACACAGTTGAAGGAATTACTGAACAACACATTAAAAAGTGGAATTGGAAAGTAAATGAAAAGGGATGGGTAAATTGGCCTGACGTTCAAATGCGACTGTATAAGAATTCTCCTGACATTGAGTGGAAAGGTAAAGTACATGAAAAAATAGAAGGATATAAAGAATATGGAACGTTGCCTAGTGAAGAAGAATTTGCTATATATCATCCAAAAACAATAAACAAACAAGAAAAACAAAACCAGTTATACAATACATTATGAAGTTATTCATAAATCATCTAAATAAAGAAAATCTAAAAGAAAAACTCAAACCAGTAAAACATATAGATTTTTCTTTATTTGTTGATGATATTCCTAAATCTCAAGACGATTTATCTTCAATTAATATTTTAGTGCTTCAAGAACCAAATGAATATTTTGGGTTACATGATTGGGCTATTCAAAATAAAGATATATTCAGCATTATATTAACTTGGGATGATAAAGTACTAAATAATTGTGATAACGCATTATTTTTACCATTTGGACATAGTTGGTTCAAACCAGATCAATATGAAGTAAACCACAGTAAATCATTTCAGATTTCACATTTATGTGGAAAATTATTAAAAACATATGGACAATCTCTTAGACATGAATTATTAGCTAGGAAAAATGAAATTAAAGTACCAACTAAATTCTTTGATATTTATGGAGATAGATATGATATTGAAAATGCTCGTAAAGGAAAAGAGGAAGTATTTGGTGATTCAATGTTTGGTGTAGCTATTGAAAATACTTCTCATAATGGATATTTCACTGAGAAGATATTAGATTGCTTTTTATTAAAGACTATTCCTATATATTGGGGTTGTACTAGTATAGATAATTTCTTTAATAAAGAAGGTATAATCAAGTTTGGAAATATAGATGAATTTATTTATATTACTAATAACTTAGATGAAGATTATTATAATTCTAGAAAAGATATAATTGAAGAAAATTATCAAAATGCTCTTCAATATATTGATTATGAACAGAATATAGTTAATAAAATAATTGAAATATTTAAATTAAATAATATAATATGAAAAAAATATGGTATGCTCCTTATAAGTTTGAATCTTATGGAGAAAAAGAAATTAAAGCAGTAGAAAATTGTTTAAGACAAGGATGGTTAGGAGGAAATGGTCCTCGCACTACAGAGTTTGAAGAAAAAATAGCAAAACATTTTGGAAAAAAATATGGAGTATTTGTGAACTCAGGTTCTTCAGCTTGTTTATTAGCGTTAGCATGTTTACAATTACCAAAAGGAACTAAAGTTATCACTCCAGCTTGTACATTTTCAACAACACTTGCTCCTATTATTCAGCTAGGATTAACTCCAGTATTTGTAGATGTTGATTTAAATACTTATGTTGTCAATGTAAAAGAAGTATTAGCTGCTATTACAGATGATGTAAAGGTTCTTATGATTCCTAATTTAATAGGAAATAAACCTGATTGGAAAGCAATTAAAGAAGGTTTAATAAATATAGGTAGAGAAGATATTATACTAATTGAAGATTCAGCAGATACAGTAACCCATACTGCAGAAACAGATATTGCTACAACTAGTTTTTATGCTAGTCATGTTATTACTGCTGGTGGTACTGGTGGTATGATAATGTTTAATGATAAATCTTTATTAAATAAAACATTACAATTTAGAGATTGGGGAAGAATTGGTGGTGATTCTGAGGCTATGGAAGATCGTTTTAATCATAATGTAGACGGTATTCCTTATGATTATAAATTTTTATATGGTGTTTTAGGTTATAATTTCAAATCATCAGAAATGAATGCTGCTTTTGGATTAGTTCAATTAGAACGTTTTAAAACATTTGAAGGTATAAGAAGAGCTAATATTGAAAGATATATTGAGAATCTTAAAGGAATAGAAGATATTATAACACCTGATGATAGTATTAAGCCTAATTGGTTAGCAATTCCTCTTCAAACAGAAAAACGTTTAGAATTACTAAATTTCTTAGAAAATAATAATATTCAAACAAGAGTAACATTTGCGGGTAATGTGACACGTCATCCTATTTATAGAGAGTACTTACAAGAATTTAAAAACTCAGATACTATTATGAAAAATGGATTTTTATTAGGAGCACATCATGGAATGACTATTGAAGATGTCGATTATGTGTGTGATAAAATTAAAGAATTTTTTAACAAATGATAGATTTAAAAAAACGAATAGTTGAAATTGCTTTTAAGCATAAACTAGGCCATTTAGGAAGTTATCTTTCTAGTGTTGAAATAGTAGATGAAATCTATTCAAAAATGGATAAAGAAGATATATTTATTTTATCTTCAGGACATGCTTCATTAGCAATGTATATTTGTATAGAAAAGTATTTTGGTATTGATGCGGAAATGTTATTTTTAAAACATGGAGGTCATCCACATAGAGATGAAGAAAATAAGATTCATTGTTCAACAGGTAGTTTAGGTTTAGGTTTACCTATAGCATTAGGTAGAGCTTTATCCAACCCCAATAGAAAAGTATGGGTATTAATTAGTGATGGTGAAGCTGCTGAAGGAAGCATTTGGGAATCACTTAAAACAATTCAAGAGTTAAACATCAATAATATTGAAGTATTTGTTAATATAAATGGATTATGCGCTTATAAAGAGGTTGATGTGGATTATATGTCAACAAGACTTAAAGCGTTTTTACCTCGAATTGAATTAAGATATACCACAGTAGAGCAATACTCATTCTTAAAAGGACTTAACGCTCATTACCATGTAATGTCAGAAGAAAATTATAATCAAGTTATAAACTCATGAGAAAAGAATTCGCACATTTATTACATACCGAAATGAACATCAATCCTGATATCTATTTAATTACAGGAGATTTAGGATATGGATTATGGGATAAAGTCAAAAACGATTATCCTGATAGATTTTATAATGTTGGATCCTCAGAGATGGCAATGATGGGAGCAGCTATTGGGTTAGCTATGGATGGAAAGATTCCATACGTTTATTCAATTACACCATTTGCCATTTATCGACCATTTGAAATGATTAGAAATTATCTTGACCACGAAAACACTCCAGTAAATATTGTTGGTGGAGGTAGAGACAAGGATTATGGATATTTAGGATTTTCACATTGGTCACATGATGATAGAAGAATAATGGGTGTTTTCGATAATGTAAAATCATTTTGGCCTGAAAATGAAAATGAATTATTAAATAATTTTCAATTTTCTCTTACAAAACAATCACCTACCTATATAAATCTTAAACGATGAATGTATTGATAACAGGGGGTAATGGTTATATTGCTAAAAGTCTATACAACGCATATAAGGATACATATGATGTAACTAGTATTACAAGACAAGATTTTGATTTAACTGCTTTTCAAGCAATGAATGAGTTTTTTCAAAATAAATATTTTGATATAGTTATCCATTGTGCTGTACAAGGTGGTAGTAGATTAAAAGAAGACTCATATAAAGATATGGATGTTAATTTAGCAATGTACTATAATCTCTTACAACACAAACCATGCTATGGTAAATTAATACATCTAGGTTCAGGAGCAGAAATACACAACCCAGAATCTCCATATGGTTTAAGTAAAAAAGTTATATCTAAATCAATATCTGAGATTGATAACTTTTACAATATAAGAATATTTGCTGTATTTGATGAAAATGAATGGGAAACTAGGTTTATTAAAACATGTATTAAAAAATACATTAACAAAGAACCAATGTTAGTACAAGATAAAAAAATGTCTTTCTTCTATATGCAAGATCTAATTACATTAGTAGACCATCATATTCAAACTCCATCAAGTTCATTATTAAAAGAAAGTAATTGTGCGTATACTAATTCATATTCGTTATTAGATATAGCTAGTATTATAAATGAATTAGATGATTATAAAGTTCCAATTTATATAGATGCACAACCTGGAGTAGATTATGAATCTAATTATAATGCTCCATATGGGTTAAAATATATTGGATTAAAACAAGGAATTGTAGAAACATATAACAAATTAAAAAATGAATGTTAAAATATTAATTCATATAATGCCTTGGGATATAGATTGTGCATTATTAGTTTTTGATAAATTAAAACAATCTTCTTATTTTATTAGTAATGAAGATAAAATTTATATTGATTCTTTTTTAAATTTATCTCACGACATTATTGATTGGGATAATTCTTCATTTCCAAAAGAATATTTTATAAAAAAATATCAAATATTAGATGATCTAGTTAAAAATGTTTTCATCCATAAACCATT